TATATTGGTTTTTATGAAAAAAATACAAAAAATGTATATTTTATACTTCAATCAGTAAATAAATCACCAGAAGTTTATACAACTATATATAATGCGTGGCAATTATTTCATAATAATGATTTTATTAATGTAAAATTTTATGATAAATATCATAGTCAATACGAAAAAAAGTATTCTAACTATGAAACTGAAAGAAAATATTTATACAAATATTTAATGAATATATATATTGATGAACTTTTGACGGATAGCAGGTGCTACAATACATAATTATTATATAACATTAAATCTTTTATGATAAAAGGTTTAATTATGTGTTCTAATAAAATAATTATACAAAACTATCAATTAATTTTTCTTTTTCACAAACTTCCAATTCTATTTCCGATTTATTTTGTTGAATGAATTCTTTTTCATTCAATAAAACTCTTATAGTATAAACTGCTGTTAGTTCAGAATAAATTACTTTAAGTATAGCAATATCCAGTTGAGATATTGTTACCAAAATAGATAATGCTGAAATTAAACTTTTTATTAACCACATAGAATTTGCCATGATTTGTAATTCATTTTTAGTAAATTCGGTAATTATCTTTTTATCAGGATTGTATATATTAAAACCTAATATTGGACTTGCTATTTCATTCACTACACAACGAATAATTTCTGTAATTGCTAAAAATAATTGAAGTACTATATACTTATTTATAGTATTAATTTTTACACTCATAACAATTAAATCTTCATTTGGACCTATTCTTAAATATTTATTATCAGGTTCTTTAAAAATAGAAATGATGACAATCATTAATATTAATAAAGTAAAATTTGCGATAATACATTTCTTTAATCTTAATCTATTATCTGTCATTATTCTAAAATCTTTGATGTAATGTTAATTTTTTAATGATTTTTTAAATCAATTTTTTATTATAATGTATCTATTCATTAGATATTTATTTTACACCTATAATATATGCACCTTTAATGTTATCTACTACTTGTTTCAAATAATAATTTATTTTTATTCAATTTTATAATTTATTCGTTAAATTACTTAAAAATAAAATATTTAGGAATATTATAAGGATGTCTATAAAAGAAAAACCACCTGACGACTTTTTCAAAGGAATTAAAATTTCCTTGAAAAGTGTCTTGAAACATCCTGATATAAATACACCGAAAATAACTAACGCTGTTATACTTTGTAATAAAATAGTAATTAATGTTTTACTTTTTATCAAATTATACTTATTGAATTACTATGAAAAAAATAACACTTTACCTCTTATAGATAAGGTATTTGTGAATTCTTGTATGAAAATTATGTGTAATGAAAAACCACAAGGAAGACCAGCAAAGAAAGAAATTAAGGAACTCAAAGACAATTTAACTGCCTTTTACAAAACCGATTTTGAACCACTTATTCAAAAGGATACACTTGAATATACACATATGAATACTATTTTGGATTATTTAACAATTGATATTCTTACCATGTATGAAAATAACATTAAAAATCATTTTGTGGAATATGTTGAGCGATATGTAAATGTGGTTTGGAAAAAGAAGTTTATTGTAAGCAAAATAAGAAAAATGAATATTACCAAAAAAGCAAAAGATGTAAAAATAAACAAATTATGTAATCAGTTAAGAAAAATCAAAAATGATTTACTGAATGTTGAAACAACACAATACAAATCTCATAATTCTTATCATACATGGATTAATCAACAAAAACAATATATTATACCAGTTAAAACATTTAAGAAAAATTTATATTATGATTTGATGTGTAGTCCTATGGATTATTTCCCTTGTATGATTAAAATGATGAAACAAGTAGAAAAAGAAGAACAAACTATTTGTAATGTATTCCCTATGCGGAATGAAATTATACCAAAACATATAAGATTAGATACAACTACATTAGTGCATCTTCTTATGACGAAAAAACAAGGAAATAAAAGTGATTATTTAACAGAAGGAAATTTGAAACGAAATGAAAATAAAATTTGGGAATTCTTTTTTAGAACTGAACGCAAATGTTTTCATAAAAAGCATTATGAATTTCACCATATGATAGAAACAGATGGAATTAGTTGTTCTTTGTTATTATTACGAAAAGACCTAATTGGAAAGAAACTACCGATGATGAAAAAAGGTTTATCAACTGAAATATATATTGATGAATTAACTGATTATTCACAATTACAAAATAAAAAAATTGTATCCATAGACCCTGGTAAATGTGATTTAATTTATTGTGTAGATGCCGATAATAAAGAAGCAAATAAGTTTAGATATTCACAAGACCAACGAAGAAAAGAAACCAAGAAAAAGAAATATTCTAAAATCCAATTGGAATTGAAAAAGGAAAAAATACAAGAAAAAACAATTATAGAATGGGAAACTGAATTATCAAAATTAAATCGTAAATCACTTAATATAACAAAATTTAAAGAATATATTCAAAAGAAAAGTGAAATAAATGGTATGTTATTCAAGTTTTATGAAAAATACATTTTCAGGAAACTACGATTACAAAGTTATAGAAATACCAAAAAAAGCGAACAAAAAATGTTAAACAATTTCAAACGAATTTTTGGTAATGAAAAAGAAGTAGTAGTTTGTTTTGGAGATTACGAACAGAAACAACAAATGAAATACAAAGAAGCAACCAAAGGAAAAGGTATGAGAACTTTATTTAGAAAAGCAGGATTTCAAACTTATTTGGTTGATGAATTTAGAACCAGTTGTAGATGTTCCAAATGTGAAATAGGTATTTGTGTTAAGAATATGGTAATGGAAAATCCAAGACCATACAAAACAGGAAACATTCTCGTCCATGGACTGATTTGTTGTAAGAACGGATGCGGTTATTGGAATAGAGATGTGAATGGTGCAACAAATATTTATAAAATTGCTTATAATGCGATAAATAATAAAGAAAGACCAAATTATTTATCAAGAAGCAATAACTCATCAGGGTTTTTAGAAGAATTCCCAAAATCAAAATTTACATGCCTTGAAATAGGCAAACCTTGAAGTTTCCTTTCATTTTATACCGAAAGGTGCGGTTTTAAATCTTCAAGGGTGTAAATATCAAGAATACGTTGACTTTGATTATGACCATTTTGATAAAAAAACTAAAACATATAATGAGTTAATTTCAGTTAGAGATAAATTTATATCAAAAAGACCTCAATGGATGAACACTAATATATTTATAAATTATGAAAATTTAATGTTTAAATACCATACTGAATATGTAAAAATAAACAAAGAGTGGGAAATTTATAATAAAAACAAAATAATAGGCAAAAAATGTTGTCCTTTTTGTTGAGTAACTTGCTCTAAATGTCTAAAGGTGTAACAAAACCCTAAAATATATTATAAAACTATTTAAATTGAAAATACTATATTAAAATATAATAAAATATGTCTAAAAAAAATGGAAATGTTCAAGCCAACACAAATATTGTAGCAAAAAAAAGAGGAAGAAAATCAAAAAAAGAAATTGAAGAAGCACAGAAAACAAATATTAGTGAACCAATTAATATTACTGAAAATATAGTAGTGAAAATGAAAGAATTACAATTAGATAATCAAACTAATAATGGTAGTTACATAGATGAAGTTTTAAATTCTGACAATGACAATGACAATGATAATGATAATGAAATTAAAAATATATGTGATACTGATTATATTAAAACGTCTAATATTGATAATAAACCTATTCCAAAAAAACGTGGACGCAAACCAAAAGGTGGCAAAATTATTCAACAAATTATTTCTTTAAATAATGTTAAAGAAACTAAACCTAATGTTATATTACATCTTAAGTGTTTTTTAAAAGATTTAAACTCATCATCTGATTTGTTTAGTTCTAATCTAGAAAGTTATTCTTTTTCTAACTCTAATTTTTGTTATGATATTATTAATAATCAAAATAAACCTAATAATTTTATCAGTGTGCCATCAAAATTATCTGAATATGAAGTTGATAATAATACAAGTTTTGACACTGAAATTATTAAAAATAATGAAAATGATATTAGAGAGATTTGGAAAAAATTAAAGGTTTTAGAGCATAATTTACACATTAATAATACTGATAATAAAAAGTGTGCTTGCTTTTGGGACACATGTGAATTTGACAATCCACCTGTATATATTCCAAAACATTTTATGAACGATACATACCACGTGTATGGATGTTTTTGCAGTCCAGAATGCGCGGTTGCTTATTTAATGGAAGAAAATATTGATAGTTCAATCAAGTTTGAAAGATATCAGTTGATAAACCATATTTATTCAAAAATATATAATTATAACAAAAATATAAAACCTGCTCCTAATCCTTACTATATGCTGGAAAAGTATTATGGCAATTTAACTACGCAGGAATATAGGTCATTATTAAGAAATGAACGTTTATTTTTAGTTGTAGACAAACCATTAACACGTATAATGCCCGAGCTTCATGAGGATAATGATGACTTTATTATTAACAATAAAATTATCCCGACAAATAACATTAAATTAAGAAAAATACAACCGAAACAAACTAAAAATAATATATTAAGTGAACGTTTTGGATTAACTCAATAATTACACCCTTGAAGATTTAAAACCGCACCTTTTAGGAAAACTATCGGTATAAATTTAGTAATATTTGTCCCATTTTTACAAGTTCTAAAATCTTTACACCTTTTTACATTTCAAACGTCGATTTTTATATAACGAAAATTATATAAAAATAATTTATTATATTACCTTAATGAATAACGAAAAACTTATTGAAGAAAATAATATAGATAACTATATTTGTCAAGGTAAAGGATGTCATGTAAGAAAAAATGATAATCTTAATTCTGTTTTTGGTGATTTTTACAAATGTGAAATTTGTAATAAAAAATTTTGCGTAAATTGTATTTATTTATATTGTAGCACTTGTAATAACTTTGTTACTTGTTTTTGGTGTGGGACAAACTATAAACATAAAAATAATATCAGTTATTTAGAAAAGGTAAATATAAAATGTGCTAAATGTAGTAAATAACATCGGAATCTGAAATGTAAAAAGGTGTAAAAACAGTTCAAGAAACGTTAATTTCGTATAAACCATCTTCTATAATTCCAGTTTCTCCTATTTCATTTTTGTGACCTAATTGATTACTAATTAATCTTATACCATTTTTTTCAAAATCATAAGACCAATGTGTGTGGCCGCTTATCCACGCTAATACATTATTTAATTTAAATTTATCTAATGTATTGTCTGGCCAAGCAAAATATAAACTTAATTTTTGTTTTACAAACAAATATTTTGTGTGTGATGTTCCTGTTATTGTCGGAGGAAAATGGGTAACTACAATTGTTTTTTTATTCTCTCCAGCTAAATAATCTTGAAGTTGTTTGAATGAATCATTTGATAATTCATACATCTTAGAAATATCTAATTTAACTACTTGATTTGTCTCCTTTTTGAAATATGTTATATTATTATAATCATTTATATACATTTGAGCTTCAAAACTATTACTAAATGGAGGTTTGGTCCAAAATGTTGAACCATAAACATTTATATTATCATCTAATTCAGCAATAGAATTATTTAAGTAAAATATATTTTTATATCTTGATTGAATATTATATTCATAATTAAATTCTAGTTCATTCATATTTTTTTTAGGCGAATAATATTCATGATTTCCTGGAATATAAAATGTTTTCTTCCAATTTACAGAGCAATAATCTAAAAATGGATAAAATAATTGATGATTTAAATTACATATATCTCCTGCCAAAATTAAATAATCTGCTTTTTTATTTAATAAAGGCATTTTATTCCAAATTTCTAAATGAATATCTGAAAACACTTGTATTAATATTTTTCTTGTAGCCATCGTAATATAATATAATGTAATATCTTTTTATATTATATTTTATTTCCTTTTATATGTTCGTCGTTTCCTATGTGATTTTCGTTTTTTAGTTTTATGACTACGATGTCTTCTTGTTTTTCCTCCAATATTTAATTTTGACATTCTTAAATATAATTTTTCCTCGTCGGTGTAAGGGATTTCTGGTTCATCATTTAATCGTCTAAGTCTATTTTCAAGTTCTTTCATTCTCACATTATCGCGCATACTGACATTATTACGCATAATTTCGGAATTTGTTTCAACAAGTAATTTTGTTACTTTTGGATCATGTCTTAAATTTTCACGTTTTAAAAAGGCATCAATAACTCTTTCTCGAGCTATAGGATTAGGTCCTGATTCTTTTTCTATCCTTTTTTGTGCTAATAAATTATTTAGTGCTCTTTTTTTTACACCAGTTAAAGGTATGCCGCCTGTTTCTTTTTCAATATTGCTTTTTACGTCAGATGGATTTAAGCTTACAATTTGTTCTGCTGTCATGTCTTTTAAATCTGATTGTGTTTCATATTTATGTTTTTTTTTAAAAAAACTTTTAAATGATGCCATTATATATTATATTTTTATATTATATTTTTATATTATTTTTTTTACTTCGCCTTTATCAACTCTTTCGCGATAATTACGCATAGCTCCGTCTAAATGTCCTCTTAATTGTTTATAAATTGCCTGATTTACAGATGATACTTTTTCTGATTCTATTTTTTTAGAAATGCCAAAATAGTCTCTAATTACAGCGATTTCATCAAAGTTAAATTCTCCTAATTTCTCTCTAGCTTTTTCTTCTATATAGTCTGTTTGTCTCATTACAATTTGAATTTTACTATTTATTTGGTCTGTTTCAATTAAAGAAATATTATTCATATATGAAATAGATAAATTATTTTTTAAATCATATTAAACGAATAGTTATATATTAATTATCTAAGAATGGAAGATACTAAAAAACCACATTTGTTCGATATTCAGATTATTATGAATGATATTGAAAAAGTAATTCAAAAAGGACTAAACAAATTGCTCATTAATTATATCGACAGACACGAATTGTTAGAAAAAACACATAACCAATTAATTCAATTGCCATCTATTGCTGAAGAATTAAAGAAAAAAAATATTATTCAACCCGAGAGAAATTTTAATGACTTTTACCCCGAAACTGCTATTGAAAAATGTGGCGATTTTGATTGTATTACTGTTAAAGATATGATTAAAGAAATGACAGAAACTATTATGGGTCACAAAATTTCTAATCTAGAAAATAAACTTGATAAAATGGAAAAAAAATATGATTCTATTATACCTATTTTAGATAAGTTAGTTGGTAAAATTCATCATTTAAATGATGATATTAAAGGGCTTCAAAATAATAATGATTATAAATTTATTGAAAAAATAGTTTATAAAGATACTATTGAAAATTCATCTGTTGTTAAAAGTTGTGAAAATGAAAATATTAAAATTCATATTAAAGAATATAAAGAGCTAGAAAAAGAAATTTCTGATGATTGCGACGTTGTAAAATCAGTATTAATTACAAATTCAACAATTTCAATAAAAGAAGAAGCAACCCCTCCATCAATAGATACTAAACAAGTTAAACTAGAACAAACAAAAGAGGAAGTATCTGCCGAAGAGGAACAGGAAGAAGAGGAACAGGAAAAAGAAAAAATGAATGAACAACAGGATGAAGAGGAAGAAGAAGAAGAAGAAGATGAAGAAGAAGATGAAGAAGAAGATGAAGAAGAAGAGGAAACTATTATTGAAACTGCAGAGAGTAAAGTAGTTTATCAAAATATATCTGACAATGAAGAAGCAAGTATAGAGACTGAAACTAAAGAAGATAAAGAAGAAGATGAAGAAGAAGATGAAGAAGAAGATGAAGAAGAAGATGAAGAAGAAGACGAAGAAGAAGATGAAGAAGATGAAGATGAAGAAATATTTGAGATCGATATTGATGATAAAACTTATTGTACAAATAATGACGAAAATGGTTTTATTTGGGAATTGTCTGTGGATGGAGAACAAGGTGATAAAGTTGGATATTTTAAAGAAGGCGAACCTTTCTTTTATGCTGATGAAAAATAAATATTTGGGTTTTTTCTAATGCAGCGCGTTTCCCAGACGTTTTGTGAAGCTATAAAAACGACGATTTTTATATAATAAAAAATATATAAAATAAATTATTACATTATATATTTACTAATTAAGTGAGGATGAAAAATAATTCTGGTTTAGTAAATCCATTGAACGATGATGAAGTTGCTCTGCTATACGCTCCAATTTCCTGTACAACAATACTTTCTCCGATAGCCAATGACGGTAATTGACAATCCCGAGATATAATATCTAATGAATCACAAGATTCACCATATAAAATAGATTGAAAAGTTTTCTCATTGCGTTCATTAAATGGAATAAATGTGGGTTTTGCATAATCAAATATTGTATTTGAAAAAGTTTTATACACACCATCTGATAAATAATAAGTTATTAATTTTTCACCTGTTTCTTTATTTACTTTTTCTTTTTTATTTATAATAGAACAAACGAGTGTATGTGATGAAGCCACAAAATATCTTCCAGGTTCAGCAATAAATCTAATTCCTTCAGTTCCGGAAAAAATTTCATCAATACCTTTATTTATAACTTCAGCCATAGATTCAAATGAAACTTTACTATTTGACACTCCAGGAAATCCGCCTCCAATATCAATCAATTTCATATCAATATCAATTGATTTAGCAATATCAAATACTTTTTTACAATCTGATAATGCAGACCAATATACTTGTGCGTCTTCACATCCCGAACCAACATGAAAACTTACTCCAATAATATTTAAATCTAATGTCTTACCTGTTTCCAAAATTTCTTTTACATTTTCAAGATCAACACCAAATTTACAATTAAATTTACATAATGATTTGGAATCATCAACTTGGATGCGAACTAATATTTCTGCTTCTGGATGATATAATTTAATTTTAAATAACTCATAACAACTATCAACAACAAGTAAATCAACATCGTTTGAACGAGAAAATTTTATATAATCAACTGGCTTACAAGGATTTGCAAAAATTATTTTTTCAGGTTTTACTCCTAAATTAATTGTTTGTAATATTTCTTGTTGAGAAGCACAATCAAAACAACACCCCAATTTATCTAAAAGTTCAATAATAATAGGACAAGGATTACATTTTATGGCATAATAAGGAACAACTCGGGATAAATTTTTTTTCCATCTATGGAATTGTCTTATAACATCACCTAAATCGACCAAAATGAATGATTGTTCGCCTTTTTTCTTTTCCAAATATTGATTAATTATATCAAATTGGTCTAATTTTGTATCATATATTTTTATATTTTTGTCTGAAATATAGTTGTAAATATCTGTAATTGATTCAGATGGTATATCGTTCATATTTTTATTTTTAATTGTATTAATTTACTTTTAAATTATATTAAATGAAAACATATTATTTTATAAATAAAATATAAATATAATATAAAATGATAAATTTGTGTGCTCCAGCTATAATATATTTAATATTTTCAATTACTCAAATACTTATTGATATATTTAAAGGCCTTTATAACACAGCAGTTGTAAAAGGTATAGTAACAATTATGGTAACATTATTGTTAAATATTTTATGTGAAAAAGGTCTCAGTGCAGTTTCATGGGTTATAGTCTTTATACCATTTATTTTGATGACAGTAATAGTAAGCATGATACTATATGTATTTGGATTAGATACTGCAACAGGAAAATTAGAATATACATGCGATGAAACAAACACAACAAGTAATTGTGGTAATAATATAACTATTGATGCTTCAGGAAATATTGTGATTTATGATCCTGAATATAACTCACTAATCAATCCTGTTTATTATAAATCGCCAAATATTATAGTTCCAAATCCATCAGCAAATAATTCTACAACTACACAAAATATTGTTATAATCCCAAATGGATCGAGTAGTCCTGCTTACCAAAGTTAGAGCGAACCATTAGGTCTTATATGACAGGAAAGCAATTTACACCCTTGAAGATTTAAAACCGCACCTTTTGGTGAAATAAAAATTGAAATAAAAATAATATATGTTTAATAATAATAATAATAATAATAATAAATGAGCGAAAATATTAATTCCTATTTTGATTTTGATGACGATATATTTGGAGAAACAAGTAAATATGTCCCTGATATCACTAAACCAAATTTTACAGAAATGCTAAAAAATGATAGAGAAAAAGGTATCAAAGAAATTATTAAACATAGTAAATATATGAAAAACATTGAAGAACAAAAGATGATTAGTTTCTATTATAACCCAGTGCTATTGGTTCATTGTACTATTGATGAAAATTTTAAGTTTATGAAATATATAATGGAACAAGAGTATAATCAAAATTATGAAAACTATTTAATGTCTAATGAAGATAAAAAATAAATATTTATTATAATGTGTTATTAAAAATCATGTTTTTTTCGATCAATTTTATTTACGTGTCTTCCTTTACAAATATTTTTTTCAATATATTTATTTTTACATTCTTCGCATAAAAAGAAATTCTGTATAATAGGAGGTTCGGATGATAATAATTTCTCTTTTTTTATTTTTTCTTTCTCTGTGAGTGAATTCCACCAATTTTTATCGACATCATTCTTATTCCAATATATTGGTTTTCCTTCCAACTTATAAGGACAACATATATCATCACAATATTGATTATTACACCAACTACAATTCCAAATTTCAAAACATTCTCCACATGAAAAATCCATTATATTTATATATTATATTTTATGTTTTTATGTTTTTATGTTATTATGTTATTATATTATTATGTTATTATTCTTATATCCATCTCCTTTATCGTTATTTAAGTGATATTTAACAGCAGAAATTCTATAATCTTATGTCTTATGATTAGTCATCTATATTATTTTGAGAAAAATATAATAATAGTTAAGGGTGCGGTTTTAAATCTTCAAGGGTGTAAAAAGTGAATTACAACCTAAATTATATATAAGAGATTTATAAAAGGTGCGGTTTTACACAATTGAAGATTTAAAATGGGACAAAATAATTAGTCTATATTTGTTGTGTTTGTTTATTTTGTGGTAAAATTTTTATATTTAGAAAATTTTTTAATATAGTAATGTTATATAATATGTATAACATACATAACTTGCTTTTCAGAAAAAAACAAAGTCAGTGCAAAGGACGAGTACAAAAAAAATGTAAAACTGCTAAAAAGAAGTGTCTCTGGGCGAATGGTAGTAAACGTTCATTTTGTAGAAAAAGAAAATCATCAAAAAGGCGATAAAATTTTATATTTTTGTCCCAATTTAAATCTTCAAGTGTGTAAATGTTCAAGGGTGTAAATAAAATATTTGTAAACCACTTAAATATATATTAATATTAAATATATTTAATAATGATAAATCATTTAAATTCCTTTTTTATTTGTGTTTTATTTGTAGATATGCTAGAGAGAAGATTTTCCAAACAAATTCATAAATTTATAATTACTTTATCATATAATTGTATTTATTATTACAGCAAATGTCAGATATTTTTTATGAATGTAAGAAATAATTTAAATTTATTTATTGAAGCAAACCCAATGCTTTTAAAAATTAGTAATGATATAAACAAATTAAATATTTCTTTAAATAAATGCGAAAAAAATATAGAATATTATAATGATTATGGGTTTTATATATATAATTATATTGACAATAATATTGTAAACAAATTTATTTTTTATAAAAATAGTAATGAACAATTTAATGAAAAATCAGATATTAAATTTATGTTAATCGAATTCAAAAATGGAGAGAATATCTATAAAATAGATTTAAAAACAGATAAATTTAACTATTATTTAGTAGGTAATAAATTTACTAAGAACTTTTTTATTTTCTATATAAAAACACATCTTAATAAAAATGATGAATTAAATGATGATAATAAGTATACACTTAAAATTATCGATCATAATGTTAATATGTTAGAATTCGAATTTACGGATGAGAATGAGAGCATTTTGTTAGAAAAAAACGGTTATAAGTTAAAAACTACAAATCATAATGAATAAAAATAATATATAGTAAAAACTATTTAAAAAAAAATTGAGATTATTAAATACAATATGTTATCCCAACATACAGATACAATGGATACAGCAACTGCTTTAGAGTCATTTCATAAATTATCAGATAAATGGACTTTGTGGGCGCATTTGCCTCATAATACTGATTGGAGTTTAAAGAGTTATATTCCCATTTCTACATTTAGCACGATTGAAGAAACAATTGCAGTAACTGAGACGTTGCCTACACCTCTTGTAGAAAACTGTATGTTATTTATGATGAGACAAGGAATCTCTCCTATGTGGGAAGATCCAAAAAATAGAAATGGGGGTTGTTTCTCATATAAAGTTTCGAATAAAAATGTTACAAAAGCTTGGAGTGAATTGACATATAGAATTGTTGGAGGTTCTATTAGTAATGAGATTGCTTTTGTTAAATCTGTGACTGGGATAACTATTTCACCTAAAAAAAATTTTTGTATTATTAAAATTTGGATGACAAATTGCAACCATCAAAACCCAGGAGTTGTAACTTCTGTAAAAGGGTTATTAGCACAAGGTTGTTTATTTAAAAAACATACGCCTGAATATTAAATCTTTTACATCTTTGGTCATTTATAAAATACACATAAATATCTTCAAATTCATAAGCTGCTTTAATCATTTCAACTAATTCACAAATTGTGTTTTATTGATATCATTTTTCATATTTTTATGTCATTTTGTAATTCTATATAATCTTTTTATTGCGCCGACCTGAAATAAAAATGTTTAATTAAGTTTTTATGGATGACCAAAGATGTAATATTATAAAAATTATAATAAATATCTATTATAATTTTTATGCAGTTCTAGTCCAATAGTAAACAACTATATATGGGTTCATAATAGAAAATGCTGTTCCTGAACCAGTATTATTAATGGTTGTAGTTGCTGTTGCTGTAATTCCTGTAGTAGCTGGATTAACAAATGCATTATTTGGGTACACAGATGGATTTGAACCTGGTGGAACTTGATTACCAGCTCCTGTATAAGGGGACTCATTTATTGAATGACTATGTCCTGGATCATTAATTGTTACATTTGTAGTTGCAGTATGAGTGTGTGATGGTAAATTAGATAGTGACAATGTTGTGGTAGTGTTACCACCTGTTGCACCGCCTGTTGAAAATGTTGAACCGAAACCTATCAATATTCTATCATTAGCGAAATTTACCCAAGTAAAACCACCTATTGTTGGTGTTGAACTAGTTGTAGTTGCTATTATTATACCTATTGGATAAATTAATCCGATATTCAAAGATGAACCAGTGGGTCCTGTTATACCAGTGGGTCCTGTTATACCAGTGGGTCCTGTCATCCCAGTGGATCCTGTCATACCAGTTGGTCCTGTCATACCAGTGGGTCCAGTTATACCAGTGGGACCAGTTATACCAGTTGGTCCAGTTATACCAGTGGGACCAGTTATACCAGTGGGACCAGTTATACCAGTGGGACCAGTTATACCAGTGGGACCAGTTATACCAGTAGGTCCAGTTATACCAGTGGGAC